AACTGCAGAAATAATGACAGGTTACGGAGATACTTTAGCTATTGAAGGATTTGATTTTGATAGTAAAATATCTATGGAATTAGTTAGCGAAGTTAACGTTAATAAAATAAGAATTAAACAAACTATTTCAGGAGATTGATATGGGTAAGTTATCTATGACAACTCTTCTGAATTCAATACAAACAAAGTTTGTTTTACCTGCTATTGAAAACAGAAAAAAATTTCTGCTTAATTATCTTAAAAGTATGACTGAAGAAAATTCAAGATACTTAACTTTTATACTTCAAGAAAGTAATGGCAATCAATCTTTTATTGATACTTCTGATGATGCTTGTTATTTAACTGATGAAGTTAAAACTATTTGTTTATTTGAATTACCTGATTTTAACCAAGTAGAAATAAAAAAACATTTGCAACTTATAGATAATTTAAGAGATTCTATAAAAGAAATTCAAGTGTATTTATGTTATTTGAATAACAAAAGTGACAATGTTGTAGATATTGCGTACGCATTACCTGCTCACATTAATCAACTTGTTCCAATGGTAACACCTGAAACTTATTCTATTAAAGATCTACGTGACGCAAAAGCGTACGCTTTATTAAATGAACTACAAATAAAATTATTATTATTATCATAAGTGCTCCGCACTTTTTCATGAAAAGGAGAACATCATGGGTTGCGACATTCATTTATTCAAAGAATACCGTTCACCTGATATAAATAATAACAAATGGGTAAGTTACGATTATTGGTATAGTGAAGGTACTAATACCTCTATATATGATACTGCAGGTTTGCCTCTAGCAAAAAAGTACACCATACCTATGGGTAGAGTTTTTGACGATTCTGCACCATCTAGAAACTATGCTGCTTTTGGCATGTTAGCTGAAGGTGTGCGTGGTGAGTATCCATACAGTGTAGAATGCAGAGGTCTTCCTGATGATCTAACTTATCTTGTGCGTACTGAGCACAAAGGTTGGGGAGCAGATGCTCATTCTGCTACTTATTTTACAGAAGTTGAGTTAAATGCTTTAATTATTAGATTATCTATAATGACTGCAGATGAAACAATAAACAGACAGAAGGCTTATTTACACCATATGTTAGAGTATATGAATCAAATACCTTTTGAATTTCACATAGAAGAAAGTACAGAAAAACGAATTGTATTTTGGTTTGATAACTAAGGAACTAACATGGGTAAACGATTTGAAAATCCTGAAGGAATTGTCATGATGATGACTCTTAAAGGAATGCACCAAGTACATTCACATAATGTAAACGGTGTGCACATTTTTAAAACTACTGATAAGCAACGTGCATTAAATCACTTTCAAGATATGGTAAACGAAATGGAGGTTTTACATGATAGCGGAAATGTTAATGTGTCTAGCTCTTAATGGGTACCACGAAGCTAGAGGAGAACCTACAGCAGGTGAAATAGCTGTAAACCATGTTGTTATGAACCGTGTTTCTGATCACCGCTATAAAAACAATGTGTGTGATGTAGTTAAAGCTGGAAGATATAGAAATGAGCAACCTGTAAGACATGCTTGCCATTTCAGCTGGTGGTGTGACGGAAAATCTGACGAACCTTACGACATAGAAGCTTGGTTATATTCTAACCAACTTGCTAGTTTAATAATTTCAGGAATGCATCCCGATATAACTGATGGAGCGACTCATTACCATAAAATAGGTTACTATCCAAAATGGATTAACGATATTGGTATGATTCGTGTTGGTGTTATAGGTGATCACATCTTTTATAGATGGGAATAGCAATATATAATATGTGCTCCAAAATCAGGAGCAATAAGTGAAAATAACCGAAGACGACCTTAGTATAGAGTCAGCTACGTGTTTTGTAGTGGGAGTAATACTATTAATAATACTAAAACTAATGGATTGGATAAATCTACCGCTATAGAAATTAAGCATTTTATGGAATATATGATGCAACATTACACTTTAGTTGAAATCCAAGAAATATTAAGCAGTGATAGCCTATATAATTTTTATACGCTTATATCTATTAAATCATACGCATGACCGACCGCAGTTGATCGCGGTTTTCCTGTAGGACTTGTCCACCTATGGTCACAACGGACTCCTAATTTCTGAGGTATCTATGAAACATTTGTATACCGATCCGGATAAATTCCCGGAAGCTGCTCTATTAATAAAAGGAGTAGCATTTAAGTATTTTGATATAAAAAAACATTACGCAGATTCATTAAATATCTGTTTAAAAGCTTTGCCATTAGAATACAATTCTTTAAATAAAGCTCCTGCTAAAATGATTAAAGAAGTTTTGCCGGCTATTCTAGCTAATCTAGATGCTGAAGGCATAACCACAGTAATTATTGCAGACACTGCTTATTTTAAAGCTGCTACACGTCAATCTAAGGCTGAGCCACATTATGGTTACAAAATGCCTTGCACAGTAGCCGGTTACGAACACATGTGTGTGTTTTTAACTGCTAACTATCAAGGATTATTTTATAACCCACGTATACAAGAAAAAATTGACCTCAGCTTGTCAGCGGTTGCAACTCATTTAGATGGCAGCTACCAAAAGCCAGGTCAAAATATTATACATTCATCAACGTATGTTACAGATTTAAGTGAAATAGAAGAAACACTAAAAATGTTAAAAAAACATACTTTTCTTACTTGTGACGTAGAAACTTATGGTTTAAGCATTGATAAATCTCGCATAGCTACTATTGCATTTGCATGGAACCAGCATGAGGGTGTGTGTATAAATATTAACCATCATCTTACTCGTACATTTGAAGAAGATGCTGCAATAAAAAAGATGCTTAGAGATTACTTTATAACCTCTAATGCTACACATATATATCACAATGCTACATTTGACATACGTTGTATTATTTATGACTTCTTTATGAAAGATAGTACTGATTTTGTTGGAATGATAGATGCGTTAGATGTCATGTATGAAAAAGTGCACGACACTAAGTTAATTACGTATTTAGCTACTAACAATACTGCAGAAAATAAATTGTCATTAAAAGACAATTCAATTGAGTTTGCTGGTAACTACGCCCAGGAAGATATTAAAGATATTAATTTGATACGCACTGTAATACTTATGGAATACAATTTAACTGACTGTTTAAGTACTTGCTACTTGTTCAATAAATATTACGACAAAATGGTAGCTGATGATCAGCTAGACATTTACAACAATATCTTTATACGTTCATTAAAAAATATTACTCAAATGGAACTTACAGGTATGCCTATGGATATGGGTGCAATTATAAAAGTGTCTGACGATCTTAAGCAAATTATGAAAGAACGCACAGATAGCTTAATGAATGAAGAGCTAGTCAAAGATTACTTGTGGTTAGAACAAAAGAAAGCATTTATTATAAAAAATACTCTTCTTAAAAAGAATTTTAAACCCTTAGATGATTTTAAGTCTGTTCTAAACACCAGTAGTCCTAAGCAAATTGGAAACCTTTTGTATGAATTCCTGGGATTACCTGTACTAGACACAACTGATACAGGTAGACCAGCAACTGGTAAAAAATCCATAAAGAAACTGTACGATTCTTTAATAACTAAATTTAAAATAAATGAGGATGAATTATGAGTCAATTCAAACTTTCTGATTTAGGTGAAAAATTTAAAACACAAATTCTAGAAGTTTCTCAAGATGTAATTGATATACATTGGGAACTTGTAGATTACAATTTAAAAACTAATGCTATATCAGGAGATCTAGTTGTTCTTATAGAATATACAGATGAAGAAGATGATTTTAATAAACTTAAAACTACTCTTCTATTATCTGATATGGATGTTAACGTAGGTAGTATAACTGCAGGTTATAAAACAGCCACACTTTGGCCTGTAACTGAGGTTAATCCATCTATTGCACGGTATATTATTCGTACTTTTATTTCTTTAGATGATTTCCCAGAGATTGCTTTAGGTAATTATATTAAAGACGCACAGGAAACTCTTACTTATGAGTGGACAAAAAAAGATCAAGACTAAAGAAGAAGCTATCAAAGTAGCTAGAATTCTTAAGTACTTAATAGAGATAAATGAAGTCAGTAAATTATTGACTGCGTTTATTCCTGCTTTCATGTTTAAAACAATACTCAAAATGGGTAAATGGTTTTTACATGGTAATTTCCACATGGGAGGTACTAGGTCAGGTCGTTTAAGCTCATCTAAAGTTAACTTACAACAATTACCTTCTACTGGTAGTAAGTATGCTAAAGCTATTAAGAGTTGTTTTAAAGCTCCTGATGGCTGGGTAATTGTAGGTGCTGACTTTTCTAGTCTGGAAGACAGAATATCTGCTCTTACTACTAAAGATCCAAATAAACTAAAAGTTTACACTGATGGTTATGATGGTCACTGCATGAGGGCATTCGCTTACTTTAGTAAGCAGATGCCCGATATTGTAGACACTGTTAGTTCTATTAATTCTATTGAAACAAAGTATGAAGCGCTTAGACAAAGATCTAAAGGGCCAACATTTGCACTTACTTACCAGGGCACTTCACATACTTTAATAAACACTCTAGGTATTCCTAAAGCAGAAGCATTAGAAATTGAAAAAAATTATCATGAGCTTTACAAAGTTTCAGATAAATGGGTTCAAGAAAAACTAGTTCAGGCTTCCAAAGACGGCTATGTAACAGGCGCATTTGGTCTTCGACTAAGAACCCCACTGTTAGCTAAAACCATCTTAAACACGCGTCATACGCCGTTTGAAGCCCAAGCAGAGGGACGAACTGCAGGTAATGCTTTAGGTCAGTCTTATGGGCTGTTAAATAACAGAGCAGCTAACGAATTTATGGACAAAGTACATGCATCCGTATATCGATATACGATATTACCTATAGCCCATATTCATGATGCTCAATATTACATGGTAAAAGCTGAACCAAAGCTAATTTGCTGGCTAAATACTAACCTAGTAGATAGCATGTCTTGGCAAGATTTACCCGAACTTGAACATGATTGTGTTAAACTAGGTGCCTCATTAGAAATATATTATCCTGACATGAGTAATAAGATTACAATATCTAATGATTCTACTGAAGCAGAAATAATACAAGCGGTGCTTTAAAAGTGCTACAGTTAGTGTGCTCTCGTTGATGAGCATACATGCAGGGTTTTCCCCTCTCTGAAGTTAAAAAATCAATAAGCCAGGGTTAGTGTTTTTCCCCATAGTGCTGTAGTCCCCGCAGCAGGTGACAGAGGGGACACTTTACTGTCCCTACTATAAAACAAAATGTAAATGTGCTCCGCACAATTCTATAAAGAGAAATACATATGTTCACAAATACATCAAATTTGCCTATTAGTGTCGCTGTATGGTTAGCACACGATGACTACGATCACTCTAGTGACCCATACCATGTAAGCGCCACTAGTCTTCTTAAGCCTATTAAAAGCCTTGTATTAAGCAACCGTGTAGCTACTAACTCTGATACAGATGTAGCAGATTTAATAGCTAGTAGAATGGGTACTGCAGTACATACTGCAATAGAGAATGCCTGGTTAAATTCTTCTCGAACAGAGACCTTACACAAATTAAATTATTCACAAAAACTTGTAAATAACATAGTTATTAACCCATCACCTAGTCAGATTACAGAAGACAGCGTACCTATTTACATGGAGCTACGTGGCTCTACAAAAGTAGGTAAATACACTGTTTCTGGTAAGTTTGACTTTGTATCTGGCGGAGTTCTTGAAGATTTTAAAACTACCGGTACGTATGGTTACATAAATCAGTCTAATGCTGAAAAATACATTCAACAGGGAAGTATCTACAGATGGCTACATCCTGAAATAATTACTGAAGACTATATGTACATTCAGTACATATTTACTGACTGGAGTGCTGCTAAAGCAAGACAAGATAAAAACTATCCATCCAGTAGAATTGTGCCTCAACGATACGTTCTTAAATCTGTACAAGATACAGAAGCATTTGTAGTATCACGCATCAACATGATTGACATGTATCAAGATGCTGCTCAATCAGAGATTCCTGACTGTACTCCTGAAGAGTTATGGGAAAGAGCTCCTGTATTTAAATATTATAAAAACCCTGAAAGTAGAGCTAGATCTACTAAAAATTTTACAACATACCACGAAGCACATGAACGCATGTTACAAGATGGTTCTGTAGGCGTAGTTGTAGAAATTAAGGGAGAAGTTAAATTTTGTAGTTACTGTCCTGCTGTTAGCATATGTAAACAAGCTAAAGGCTACATAGCTGCAGGTAGATTAGTAGTTTAAAAGGAAGCAATATGAAAAGTTTTGAAGATATGGACTATTTTGTCCCACAAGAAAAACTAGTTAAAACTTTAATTCAAAAAACACAAAATAATAATCCTTTATTTTTTCGTATATTAACTGTTTATTATTTCTCTAAAATAGCTTCAATGATGCGTGTCAATGTTAAGACAATGCACCAGGGAACTATACCTGTAAACACATACGCTATTAATCTTAGTGTGTCTGGCTCAGGTAAAGGTTTTAGTACTAATATTCTTGAAGAAAATGTTATTCATTTATTTAAAGAACGTTTCTTAAGTGAAACATTTCCAGCATTAGCGCTCCACAATATACATAAAGAAGCTATACGTAGAGCCCCAAGACGCAATATGTCTACTGATGAAATGGAAGAAAAACTAATCAAAGAATTTGAAATGCTTGGCCCATTGTTGTTTAGCTTTGATTCAGGTACTTCACCTGCTATCAAGCAAATGCGTCAAAAATTACTAATGGCAGGTATTGGCAGCATTAATTTAGAAATTGACGAAATTGGCTCTAATCTTGTTCACAATACTGATGTATTAAATTCATTCTTAGAATTGTACGACGTAGGTAAAATTAAAGCTAAGCTAATTAAAAATACTGCAGAGAATCTGCGTAGTGAAGAAATTGACGGTAAAACACCAACTAACATGATGCTTTATGGAACTCCCAGTAAGCTAATGAATGGTGGAAAGACTGAAGAAGAATATCTATCTATGCTTGACACAGGTTACGCAAGACGTTGTTTGTTTGGTTACTCTACTAAAGTATTAACAGACATTAATGTTACTCCAGAAGACTTGTATGACATGCTAACTGATAGCTCGTCAGACACTGTATTAGATGATTTAGCAATTAGTATGCACAAACTTGCAGATCCTATTAATTTTAATAGTGAGCTAGCGTTATTAAAACCTGAGTCCCTTATTCTTTTAGAGTATAAGCAACTATGTGAAAGTCGTGCTCGCAATATGCGTGAATTTGAAGAAATTCAAAAAGCAGAGATGAGCCATAGGTATTTTAAAGCACTTAAACTTGCTGGAGCTTATGCATTTATTGATAGTAGCTCAACAGTGACCTCCGGCCACTTATACAGTGCATTTAAGTTAGTGGAAGACTCTGGTGATGCATTCGGAAGAATGCTTAACAGACCACGTACACACGAACGTGTAGCTATATACTTAGCAGATGTTCGCAAAGAAGTAACCCATGTAGATCTTATGGAAGATTTACCTTTCTTTAGAGGAGGTGCGGCTCATCGCAAAGATATAATGAGCCAAGCTATTGCATGGGGTTATCGTAATAACATAGTTATACGCACTTCCTACTCAGATAGTATTGAGTTCTTTAAGGGAGAAACAATGGACGAGTCAGATTTATCTAACTTAAGAATATCTTATTCTACAGACATTGTTAATAATTATGAGCCTGAGTATGCACCTTGGGATCAGCTGCACCATTTAGTTAGTTCTGCTGATTATCATTACGCAGCTCATCACTTTCAAGATAAGTATCGTACTTCTGATAAAGCCATACCTGGTTTTAACCTAGTTATTCTAGATATAGATGAAGGTACTTCATTGAAGCAAGCTAAAATGCTTTTAAAAGATTATAAAGCATTCTTTGCTACAACTAAGCGACATACAGACGAGCTTAATCGTTTTAGAATTATAATGCCTCTTACACATACTGTTAAGTTAAATACTGCACTATATTCTAAATTTATGACTAACTTGTTTGAATGGCTACCATTTGAAACTGACCGTTCGACTAAAGATATTGCACGTAAGTGGGAATCTTTTCCAGGAGAACATTCTTACCAGGAGGGTAAGTTACTTGATGCATTAATGTTTATCCCTGATACAAATAAACAAGCAGAACAACGTCAGAAAATTATGGATCATGCTTCTCTATCTAATTTAGAAAGATGGCTGTTGCTTAACGCAGGTGTGGGTAGTAGATCTAACACACTTATTAAATATACATATGTCTTAGTAGATGGTGGTCATACAATCGAAGGCATTCGTAATGCTGTAATAGCTTTTAACCAAAAAATGGACAATCCATTACCTCAAGAAGAGCTTGAAAAAACAATTTTAACTACGGCCATGTCGGCTGTAACTAAACGGGATTCGGAGTAATTACATGAAATTAAACGACAACCTGGTACTTATATCAGGTAAGAGTGCCACGGGTAAATCAGCTAGTCTGATGAACATTCAAGATCCTGATGGGGTCATTTATTTAAATTGTGAAAATAATAAAAAATTACCTTTTCGGAGTAACTTTAAAGAGTTTGGCATTACAGACCCATTACAGGTCTATGAAGCTTTTGAAGAAGCCGAAAAAATGGACGATTACCATACCATTGTTGTAGATAGTTTAACCTACATGATGGATATGTTTGAATCATATTACGTGCTTAACTCATCTAATACGATGAAAGCATGGGGCGATTATGCCCAATTCTTCAAGAAGTTAATGAGTAAATATGTTGCTGAATCCTCTAAGAATGTGATCTTTATTGCTCACACCTCTGACATCATGAATGATGCCGAAATGGCAATGGAAACACTTGTTAAAGTGAAAGGTTCTCTCATGAACCAAGGCATTGAGTCCTATTTCTCTACTATAGTTAGTACAAAGAAGGTAAATCTCAAGCATTTGAAAAAGTATGAGAGCGACTTACTGGAAATTACTCCAGATGAAGAAGAACTAGGCTTTAAGTACGTCTTCCAAACTCGTATCACCAAAGATACAGTTAACGAGCGTATGCGAGCTCCGCTCAGTATGTGGTCTACTAACGAGACATTTACTGATAACAATATACAGTTGGTTATTAACCGACTTCACGAATACTATATCTAATACAGGTACTAAAATTATGGATTTTCTAGAAAAATTAAAAACTTCTGCAGCAATTGCCGGTGAAACCAACACATTAGGTGGAGGTGGTGGCATTCTTGAATCAGGCGCTTATGAAATGACAGTTGAAACTGCTTATTTCGATACATCATCAGGTGGTGCAACAAGCTTAAATCTTGTATTTAAGTCTAATGATGGTCAAACATTACGTCAGACTATTTACGTGACATCTGGCACTGCTAAAGGCGGATTAAACACCTATGTTGATAAACGGACAGGTACAAAAAAGTATCTTCCTGGATTTAATACAGCTAACTCTATTTGTTTGTTGGCTACTGGTGAAGAAATTTCTGCCCAAGAAATTGAAACTAAAACTCTTAAAATCATGGACTGGAATGAGCGCAAAGAAGTGCCTCAGCAAAAGTCAGTGGTTATGACTCTCTTAGGTAAAGATATTACTCTTGGCGTTAAGAAAGTTATTGAGAATAAACGTGAACAAGATGCATCTGGTGCATGGGTTTCTGCTTCAAGCGGTGAAACACGCACTCTTAACGAGATTGATAAAGTCTTTCGTGCAGGTGATCATATGACTACTCCTGAGATTCTTGATGAAGCTGCTAACGCAGACTTCTACACAAGTTGGGTAGCCAAGAACACAGGTGTTAACCGTGATAAATCTCTTGCTAAAGCAGGTGAATTTGTTGCTACTGCATCTGCATCTAGTGATACGTCAGCAGCTCCTAAGAAGAGTTTATTCGCCTAATGCAGAAGACATTCTCTTCTCCGTTGAGTGTTCTGGTTAATAGGCGAGGAAGGAAGTTTATCCTGAATCTAAATAACTATAGGAACACTCACTATCAGACACTTAATAAAGCAAAAATCGTATATAAAGAAGATATGCGAGACCAACTCGTTGGTTCTAAGTTTAAGTGTCCGATAGAGGTTGAGTATTGTCTAATGCCCAAAACAGCCCGTAGAACGGACTTAGGTAATGTGCTGTCCGTTCATCAGAAGTATTTTGAAGACGCTCTTGTAGAGCTCGGATGCATACCTGATGACGACTATAAGCACATAGTCCGTACTACTTTTGTATTTGGTAAAAAAGATAAAGATAATCCACGAGTCATCATTAAAGTTAAGGAGTTGTGATGGACATTAAAATGAAAACCGAAGATGTGCAAGAAGCCATCCGGGAGTATTATATAAGACGGGGGTATTCTAGGGATCAATTAATAGATATCCACGTTAAGGGAGGTCGCAAAGTTAAGGGCAATGATGTGCCTAATAACGGTACGGTAGAGTTAACTTTAAGGGACGCATACATTTGTCCCATTGAAGATGACATTATACCTCCTCCAACATTTAACGCAGCATCTGAAGATGTAACTAGCATTGTTAACGACTTAGAAAATATTATGGATGATAAACCTCCTGAAATGTCTGAAGACAAACAGTTAGAGATGTTGTTAGAAATTGCCGGTGATCTACCAATGAATATAGCTAAACCAGTTACAGCTGGTAGTAAATTTAAGAGTCTATTCTCATGAAATCATTTATAACAAATATAAAAGTACTGCTAACTACTGGTTTAATCTTTGGATTAATTGTAGCTGCACCTTTTATGGTTGTTATAGCCGGTATTTTCTTTTCATTAGTAGCAGCTTGGTTTGTAGCCAAACTGCTATTTATGGATGACGATAATAATTAGAAGACTTCTTTAGCCATTTCAAGTCCACTTTGGGTAAAGGCGTCTTCTGCAATAGCAAAAGGACTATTTAATAAATTGAAACCCATATCAGTTGGGTCATCTAGATTCATGCCCATATAGTCTTCTAACATTATAAGCATTACCCCTTCAATAGGTCTACCTTTCATCATTTTAAATATTACTCTTAACATCCTCATTGGATATTTAGTAAACATTGAAATGCCAGTTTCATTCATGTACTGGAGAATTTGATGATCAGGTATGTCATAGTTAACAAACAAGTCCCTTACAAGGTTCTCTGTTTCGTCCTTACTAATCTTTTCTACCTCAGTCTTGTATTTAAAGACTGCCTGCCTTGCAACAAAATCACTATATTGAGTAGTTTTTAATAGCAATTTATACATTGAAGTATCATTAGTCATGTAACTATAGCGTCCTATAGCTTTAGCACTATTATTTACTGCATTTAAAACTTTATTTTTACCAGCAAATTTATCCACTTTATCACTTAAAGCACTTGCATAAGAATATGGATCAGATTCACTATCAATTTCTTCAGTTATACTTTGAAACATACCTCTTCGTATTAACTCACGTACTGGGCTATTGTTAAGCACAGTGCTCATAGAGTTAATACTATCTTGTGCATCATCAATGGCTTTTTTGTCATTTAACCCTTTTGCACTTTTCAAAGTAGCTTTAGCAACGTGCAAATTACGTTTAACATCCATGTAATTGTTTAAATCCCTAGCAGTACGTAATTGCTCTTTAAGCATGTACTCTATAGGTACGCCGTTCAATATTCCAACAACAGTATTAGAAATAATGTTATGGAATAAAACAGAGCCTGTTTTAATAACAATATTCTTTTTAGCCATTGAAACTATTTCTTTCCAAATTACTTCAGCAATTTTAATTGCTCTGTAGTTTAAGAAAGGTAAATTAGCTATAGAAAGAGACCGTTGACCAAATATTACGTCAATGTATTTTTCATCTATTAAAATTTCATCTTTTCCAAATATTTTTTTAATTTGTTGTCTAGTTTCTGTAGGCAATAAGTTATACAACTCACGATGCTTAGCTTTACCACTAGTAAGACTTATTTTAACAAACTCATCTGATCTTTTTAAATAATTAGCGTCATAGTCTTCTTTTAACAACTGTAAAGCGTCAATATTTACAAGTGATGTTTTTACTTTGTCTTCAATAGACCCAGCTTCACTACTTAACAAAACTTGTGAACGCAACTCTTGTTTAAGAATGTTTACTTTAGTGTCATCAGCCATCAGATAACGAAAATCTACTATATTCTGATTAGTGTCAAAGACAGGTACCATCACACTTTGATCTGTAATAGCATAATCAGGATTATTTGCATGTTTTGCGTATTCTTTAGAGTTATTTAACACAGCTGCTTTAACAGCATTTTTTGCGGTACTGTAAGTAAAATTTTCACCAGACGTAACAGTTAACATTTGACTAAGCAAAGTTCCGGCTGCCTTCATACTAGTAGTAGACATTATTCCTCTATTGTAATCTTGCATAGTTACAAAATCACTTGAGTAAAGAGCTTTAGCTTTTTTAGATGGATCAGATGTAGTGTCATCTTTTAAAGGAGACACTAATTTGTAACCCATTTCTCTCATTTTCTTTTGATCAGCCAGGGGAGCAATTTTTACAGATATATTTGGATTAGTAATATTTTTAATAAATCCTTTAACTGTATGAGTCTCATCGTTATTAAAGTTACGCTCTAATGCATCTTGTTTAAGATTTATAGCTTGACCAATAAATTCAGTTATACCGTTAGCTCTATTGTTAGCTTTAAATTCTCTTTGAATTATAGCAGCGGTATTAGCGTTAGCATTACTTACATTATTTTCTAAAGCATACAATGATGCTAGCTGATCAATTAGCTTTTGTGTTGCAATCAAATCTTTAGGCATCTGTTTACCAGGGACTACTCCTTTAGAATTAGCAATCATATATGCATTCATACGTTGCATACGAACAGTAACCTTGCCGGTAGCCATAAGAACACCTAAGCCTCTGCTTTGCTGCACATAATGGTTTCCTATTGGGCCCATAGCTATTAATTGCTCTCTTATATCTTTAATCCTATTAGTTCTTGTATTATTAGTGTTAAGCAACAGATCAATTAATCTAGGAATACTTTCTGAAGTGTTGTTTGGCAACAATGATACTAAATCTGTTTTTAAAACACCTAAAGTTAAAGCTTCCCAGTCTTTTTTCTCCATTGGAGTTAAGAAAGAATCTTCAATATGTTTTCTAACACCTTCAGCTATGTTTTTACGATTTTGATCAATAAGCATATTAGCTCTAGCCAGCATATGCTCTACTCTTCGATCCATATCATTACTAGGCCCAGCAATCGTCCGGAGGATGTATACCAATAAACTGTTTTTGCTTATTCTTAAACGTTTACGACTTTCGTCTAAAGCCTTTTTAAATGGTAAGTTAAGCATGACTTTTTGCCCGTTTACCTCTATAGGTACCTGGCCGTCTAATACACCTTCTACGCTTGCTCCAACTACCATAGCGGCATTTCTAGCTACTGTACTTACAATGCCTTGTCCTCTAACTTTGTTTGTAACTTTAAGACTTGCTTTTGCTATTGGCGTAAAAATATATCTAGTAAAAGCGCGTTCAGCTATGTTGTCACCCATAGTTACACGCTTCATTATCATATTAGTATTAAACCTAGATTTAGTATCTACTTTATTTAGTGCAGCTACTAATTGTATTAAATGCTTATCTGCAGTATTTCCACGTTTTTTAATACGAGTAAATATTTGATCAACTAATTTTAAAAATAATTCCTGTATGCGTCCACCAAATGTAGTTGCAGCTTCTCTTTCAGCTTTATAAGGCATTTCTGCAAGCTCTGCAATCAGACGAGAATCAGTTAAACCAAATGTAACAAACTCGTGGATACCCCTAGCGCTCACTTTATCTTCATTGCCGGCAGTCCAAAATTGACCTTTTTGTGCAAAAATATATTCGTAAGTGCCTTTTGCATATGCAATCTCAGCATCTTTATCATACAAGTGTCCAGCAACTCCTTCATCAGGTGACATGAATGCTTTCCAACCTTCACCTTTGTATTTTTTATTTAAGTATTTACGAGTACGCTCTCTAAGTTTTACAACTTCAGATGCTATTGGAGATAATTTTGGATCATCAAACATAAATCGAGTAATTGCGTGAACTAACTCATGAACGTATGTTGTCCGTTCAGACCCTTGGTTTAGTAATACATTACTACCATTATTTACACCAAAATTTAGAAGTATTTCTTGATCTTGAATACTACCAGCATTGCTATCACCAGCTCTTCGCATTCTTAAGCTAAAATTACCTAATGAATTTAATGCCGGCGCTATTACATTTCCCAGAAGCTCACGTAAGTAACTTAAATGTTCTGCAGTATCTGTAGAGTTACCTTGTCTGTCTCCTATACCTAATGAATCAAATATCTCTACTGAATTGTCTCCAGACAACACTTCACTATCTGAATCAACAAAATTTCTGTGGTCTATGCTAGCGCCATCATCTGATTTTAAAGGATCTGGCCCTGAATATGGATCTTCTGTTTCTAAATAAGACTCTGCCCAAGCGTCTAAAACATCACTTTGTGCTTCATTTTCGTATTGAGTGTCATTATCTTTGTGGAATTGATTTTCCACACCTGTTCCTTCTAAACCCATGTGATCAAAAAAGATTAAGTCTTCTTCAAACAACTGCTTTTTATCACTCTCTATAGATTCTTGCATTTTAAAAGCGCTATCAAGCATTTGTGTAAAATCTAGTTCTGCTAAAGGACTTCCTTCAATTGCAGCTGCTTCTAAAATAATGTCTCTAATGTCAGTATTTTTAGGATCCTCCATAACATCTACTATTTTAGACAGCATCTCTACAGCATTATCAAAAATAGAAAAATCACGGTTAGCGTCAAGTGTTCCTTGGTTATAAGTTTGCGCATTTCTAATAGAATGTAATATTGGAGATATTACTGCGTCAAACATATGCATAACAGGGAACTGACCTACAACACTACGAGCTGAAGCATCATCTAATCCTTGTATTTGACGAGCAACAAGGCTAACCCCAGGTGCACTGTCTTCAACTTTAGTAATTCGTGCACTTGTACTTTTAACACCTTTATTAGATTTAGCGTCAGAATACCTTATAATGATTCTGTTACCGCTATCCATATTACGTGCTGAATTTCTTTTAAAAGCGTGTATGCCTTCACCTTCAGCAGTGTCAATAAATCTCATTGTAGGAAAAAGAGCTTTAACTCTTGGATCGTTTTCTATTAAAGCTCGTTGCTTGTTAGATATGTAGTACTGGTCACCCGTACCTTTAACAGCTTTAGTTACGTGATCTAAAAGTGCTTTGTACACATAAAAAGCAGCATTACCTGCTTCGTTTAACATAGATCCAATTCCGCCAAACTCGCTTCCTACTTCTCCTAATGCTGTTTTTAATGAGCTGCCGTATATTCTGCTCACTACAACTCTAAATTTAAGATCTTGAAAATTGTCTAATGAAAATGACTTGTAATTTTTTTCACTCAACATTCCAGCTGGAATCTTTCTAAAATTGTTAAATTTCTTTTGACCACCTAATTTAGTGTAATCATATTGTAAAATATTGTTTAAAGACTCTAATGCTGTTAAACGAACTGATTCATTAGAATCTAGTAATTTCTTATGCAAAGCATCAATACTAGCGTCAACGTACGCAGATATTAATGTGTTGTCTGCAGCAAAATAATTACTTTGCATTACTGGATCTTTAGCAGCATCACGATCAGGCCAACCTAGTAGATCAGTTACTGCTTCTCCAATAGTACCCGTTAAAGTTTTTTCTTTACCAGGTGCGTCTTCAGCTAATACTAGATTATATAATTCGTTCTCTTGAATAGCTTTTTTCCAAATATTAGCAAGAGACTCATAGTTATCATCATGTTTTAAATTATGATTAACGTAATTAGTTTCTACTGTAGTATACGCACCACCTGCTGCTAATTTTATTAAAGCAGACGCAGAGCGTCTACCTGAGTTAAGAAGACTTATTATTAATCCACTAGTAGTGGCGTCAGTTTCTATTCCCAGATCTACTGTTATGGTTTCTTTTTTCTCTTTAATTGCTTTGTAATAAGCAGCTAATGCTACAAGCCCATCTACTCCAATAGTTCCAGTTAAACCAGCTTCGTTAGCAGCAACAATAGGATTAGTACCATTATTAATACTACGAGCAGCTTTAGTTATTGGATTACGTCTATTACTCTCAAGATTTGCATCAAAGTCTGAGTTAATTTTTTCTAAAGTATTCTTATCAATTTTAGTATCAGGATACAAGCTTTGAATAATAGCAACTTTAAACATCTGTAGATGAAATGGATCGCTCAGTGAGAGCTCCTGGTTGAAGCTCTCTGAGGTGACAGGATCTGTTGGGTATATTAGGTGCCTAATGATTTTAGAAGCCTGTGGGGACACTGCAGACTCATTCATGCCTGATCTGCTGTTATTCCAGCTGTTATAGCTATAATAGAATTGATCTTGGCCACTTTCTGCTAAAATATCGAAGAATGTAACAGCATCTTCTATTTCTCTAAGTAAACTATCATTAACAGCCTGCTCAGCTTCTTTAAAGTATTCCGGTACATCATCAAGACTTTCTTTGTACCCTACAAGATCTTTTAATGCTTGAATAGATTCAGCTCTTGATGCTTCGCTAAATAACGCAACCATTGCTGGTTTAAAACGCCATTCAATGGATTGTGCGTACTCTAAATCCTTACGGACTTGTGCAGGTATCTGTACATCAGTACGTAAATACTTAGAATTTTCTTGTTTAGTTCTTGGCTTAAGTAATGGAAATCTTTTTTGAGTGTTTATTCCAAATAAGTTTTCAAGAACTTTAGAAATAGAAGACTCTGTAGATCCATCTTTTATTGAATAGTTTTCAATCAACTGCCCAATGTCTTTGCGAACAACTTCACGTTGCCCCTTACCTTCAGTTGTAACTCTAATAAAATTAACTACTTCACTAGACTCTTCTTTACTAATAGACTCGCCTTTTTCAGCTAGCGCAACTAGCTTATTAGTGTTTTGATTAATGTAATCAACATCTAACGCAGCTCTATTAATTGAAACCGGTTGTAACAAACCCATTTCAACCATTATATCTATTGTTACAAGCCCTAAAGCAGTAGCTAACTGTGCTTCAAAGTTTTCGTCTGCTTGAGGAGTGCCTTTTAAGCCCAACTGTTTAACAATATTTTGACCAATAGTATTTGCTAATTCTGACTTAGAAGTACCAATTCTACGGAAGGGCACCATTGCCTTATTAGATATCCTAGATTTACTGTCTACACCTAAAAGAGATTTAACAGCAGCATCATCATTATAAATAGTAGATGAAGCAAGAGTAGCCATAAATTCCATTCCATGCATAGCCATCATGCTTAGGATGTTTGGATCTAAATAACCTTTTATTTCTCCGTTAACTGAAATACGCTTTAGTAAATAGTTTAATGGGTTTTCTTGAAACCTATCCATTTGCACACCGTCATGAGTGTACTGAGTAGTAATTTTTTTATAATTACCTTGATCGTCAGTCAAACGATCAGATATGTCTCTTAATATTAAAGCAGCCTTGTTAGTAAACTGGGTATTAAAACCACTAAGAGTTTTAACAGTATCAAGCTGAGCTGGCGTCATTTTAAGAAATTCAGTGCTCTTTTTAATGGCACCAAAAATGTTACGGACTGTTTTAAACAAATCACGGGAGTTTAAATTATCTTTAATATCTTCTTCAGTTTGAATTTCTTTAGCGCTTTTAGGTTGCAACACATCGCTTAAAGTTCTTTTAGCTGCTTTAGCGTCTGCGTCTTCTCCCCAGATACTTGACCCAAGATATATTGCTTCCACGTCCTGGCCGTACACTTCAGCTAAGTACTCTAATTCAACTGCTTCATCTGTAAATATGGATTTAGATAAGTCATATACGTCTAAAGCTGTTTTTGGATCAGCTAATTTAGCAGCTTCTTCAGCCTGTATTGCATCTACAATTTCTTTTAATTCTGCTTCAAGCCGTTCAATTGTTTTACCGTATCCCTTAGCAGTCTCCTCTGTGCGAGCCTTTGACTGGCTCTTCTTCATGTCAGCAATTACACGAGTAAGTCTTTTAACTTCAGGGTACACCAGTAAGTCTTTAGCTGAGACAGCTTCAACAGGTGCTTCTTCTGCAACAGGTTCTACAACTGGACTAACATTTGGTTCATTAGAACCAACATCTGGTTCATTAAGTTGGTCAGTATCTACTTCCCAAGGAGGTGTTTCTGTTGTTTCAGGGTTCTCTGTAGTTTCTTCAATAGTAGGAGGAATTAAGTCTCCTAAATCTTCATTTGTAACACCCTCAGTAGGTGTTTCTAAGCTAGCATAATATTCTTCTTGATCAGCTACATTTACTTCATCTTCAGGAACGTTCTTATTAACTTTCTTTACCGGGGTAGCTCCAACTGCTTGAGTAGCTTGCTCTAAGTAACTATTAATTACTTTACTTTCTTTTTCTACTTGCCGACCTAACTTACGGATGGCTCCATCTATAGAAGAGTTCCAAACTTTACTAACGCCGTCAGTAGTTACACCATATTTTGCAATGTCAGTAATTCTAAATTCAGTTATTTTACCGTTGGCATCTTGTGAAATAATTTCAATGCCTTTAGGAACGGTTCTAGTTTTATTCTGTGCTAGATCATAGTTATGCTGCCAAACATTTTTAAATACAGTTGCTTTGACTTTCATATAGCCGGCAAAGTTTTTAAACTTATTTAAACTTACATTTGCTGCTTCAGTGTTTCCACTTAAAACTGCAGCTTGTACATTTCGTGCATATGATTTAGCACCTACAAATAAATCACCTTCTCCCTCAGCTACGTCTTGAGCCACTTCATTAATATTTTTAATACGTTTTAAGTATTCAATAGCAATTGCACGTTCTTTAGTGTCAAGATTGCCTTCTTTTATAAATACTTTAGCTTGCTCTTCTGTAATACTGTCATCTATCTGCATAGAGTACAGTACGCCACCTTTTAATTTATCTAAGCTAGCTGGTGAAAGAGCTGCCATCATTCCTTTTTTAACAGTTTTTTCTACAGTTACAGCAATTGTTTCTAAATCAATTTCTTGACCTTGCTCCATACGTGTATTTACAACAGTTTCTATTTTACTTGTTATATCTAACAATACTTGAAAATCACTAAGTAATTCAGGAGATGCTTTCCCAGGATTTTCTTCAATTTCTTTTTGAGCGGCATTAACCATCTCTTCTAATGTTTCTGTGTACTTTACAGCTTCTTCTACAGTTCCTTCTCCAAAACTTTCAGCATTTTCTTGAGAAAATTTAATAGCTTTAAAAACTGCACTATCTGGGTCGCTTCTTTTAGCTAGCCTGTCTGCATTTATTGTATCTAGAGATTTTTGTGCAGCTTCTTTTACACTTTGTATTATTTTACTTTCTTTAACATCAGTACCTACTCTTTTAGTACTTTTAACAACATCTTTTATAGCTACTACACCTTGAACAGGAGCTAAAGCGATTGACTCTATCATTCCTTGTTCAATTATCTTACCGGTATCAAGTCCATCAAAACCACCTGCAACACCTGCTTGCTCTGATAGTTCCGTACCTGCACCGGATACAAATTCCTGGACAGGTTGTAAAGCTAGACCACCCACACGGCCGGCAATGTTAGTTGTATATTCTGTAACTGTTTTAAGCCCTTTAGGTGCAACATCACCTAACTTAGCTGTAGCTTTTTGGATCATCTTAACTGGTATAAGATCCAACCCTTTCATAGCAACTTTGTCTGAGAAGAAATCAAACATTACTGCTGAGGCGCCACCTATAGTTATAAATTCTTTATCTTCACCTGTAGCTCTCTCACCATTAATTTCTTCATAGTTGGCCATCATTGTATCAACATGCTTATTGTATGATGAAACAATTGTAGGAGCTGCAGTAACTGGGTTAACCATGGCCATCATTTGAGGTAACGAGCCCACAAACATTTGTAGTGCACCACCCGGGTTAGCTAAAGCTACTGTGAAGATACCATCTGCTATTGTGCCCACACTTCCTACTACATCACCGCTTTGCCAAAGAGCACTTGCTTCAGCCGCATACGGCTCTACTTCACGTTGTACTTTACGCTCGTCAGATCTGTTTACTGTAGACGAGACTACCTCAGACACATTCTCAAGGAAATCATAAGTAGCAACTGCTCCCCCAACGTTACCTTCAGCTCTTTCCCTAAAATCTCGGTTGGTAGGAGCCAAGCTCAAACCATAGTCAATCTCTGCTAAGTTAGCTTTCTCTTGCCAACTGCCTTCTGGTGCTGCATCTACAGCTGCTTGTGCAGCTTCACGTTGTGCCAACATCTCTGAATCATACGGAGCATTTAGTAAGGCAGTTATCCCTTCTAGTTCAGCAATACTATTACTACTGGCTATTGGATCAGCAGTCTGTTCTATTAATAATTGTAATTCTTTTTCTCGTGCTAAAGGCTCAGCAAGGTGCCTACTCTCAGCTTCTTGATCTATTAATTCACTAGGAAGTACTTGACCTATGCCTGTAACCCAGTCAGTTACAGCACTTGTTCCAGTAAGAGCAAGGTTAGCAGTGTATTTAAGAGGATTGTCTACGTCTTGAATAAACGCATCTTTATTTGCAAGTGCTTCGTCTGCTCTACCTTGTACATTAAGAAACTCATCTTGAGCTGGTGTTGTTCCCTCGAATATATCCCGATAAGTTTTATTTAAGGCAAGGTTTTTTTCTTTTTGTGTTCTAGCACGTAATAGATTCTCTGTTTTACTAATAGGAGCATTATCAAATGCACTAGTGTTTCCACTAGCTACATCCATTGCTTCTTGAAAGTAATCTCTTGTAGCAGGTTGTACAGTAGTATCTCTAGCTTTTAAGTTAGACTCTGCAAGTTTAATTTCTTGGTTAGGATCATTTAAAGGAGTATCTAGTAAATCGTTTTGAGCCATGTTTTTGCCTACAATATAAAAAGGGGCATTATCTGCCCCCTTAGTTTACTTAAATGTGCTAATCATCTCAAGTTATCTTAGGATCTTACTCAACACCTAAAGCTTTGTTTATCATTCTTACAGCATTACTAGTGTTTCTAACACCTGAAGCTTTTAATGCACCTGCGTTAGCTTTCGAGACTGCTTCACTACGAGCTATATCGGCCTTTAGTATATTCTCATCTCGTAAATCTTTAGCTTTTATTAGCTTATCTAGATTAGCTCCTCGTTCTTTTAAATTAGTTTGATTGCCAAGGAACTCTAGAAAATTATCGACATTTACTGTTTTATCTGCCCATGTCTTACCCGCTTCAGTATTTGCGTCTATTGAGAGTATGATTTCTGAGTCTGTAAATCCGTTTGATTTTGCCTCTCTTATCAGTGTTCGTAATTCATCTTGAGCTACATTGCCTCTTCTCCATCCTTCTTGATTATCATCAAATCCCATTGCTACCATATGAGAATACGCACTTCCTTGAGCATCTTGAGAAGCTTTTAGAGCTGCTGGATCAACCTGATAACTTACTACTGCATCTCGGTAATCTTCTACTGCTCTATCTGTAGTACGCTTTAAAGTTTTATCAGCACTAGAAGTTGCTGTAGCTAAATCAGTAGTTGCTTTAGCACTTAGTTCTACTCCCTGGTTACGAGTAAGCTTTCTTAATTGATTTGCTAAAGACAATTCTTGCTCACTTAATGAGCTAAAGTCTGAACCTAACGAAGACTGTTCTGCATCTGTAAATTGAGAGTTTCTTTCAGCAAAACTATCGCCTGTACCAATATACCCAGCAGCCATTGCTTTTTGGGCAAAACCTACCTTAACTTGCTCGCTTAATCCATCTTCAAAAGTTAAGTTACCCATCTCATCAATGCCAATCATGTCTCTAAACTGTTCAGGTATATCCTGCTTAGCTGTCTCTAGTGCAGTTAAGTTAACAGCCTTCTCACTTTCCATACGCTCTCGTGTGGATCCAGCAACATTATCTAATACTTTCTGTAGTGCAAAGGGTCTACGCTCATCAAAAGCGCTAAGTACAGAAGCTTCACTAATATTTGGATTATTTTCAGCAGCTTTTAACAGTTTATCTCGTTCAGCTTCTAACGCTTTTAAACCGTTTCCGGATGCAACACGCATAGAGCTAACAGCGCCCTGATCAAATAACTTTTGATCTTTATCTTTTGTAGCCGCTATTTGATTAGTAATTCTTGTCTGGTTTTCAGTGAAATTCAATGATCCAGGCACTAAGGCATTAAGTGCATCTTCTAGTCCAGCAACGTTCATACCAGCTTGTTTTTGTACTTGTGCATCTGTAGCAGTTTGTGCTTCTTTATCTAGTGCAGTTTTTAAACCAGCACTTCCTTGCGTAATTTGTGAAGAAACATCTAACCAAGAGTCTTTCTCATTAGCTGCTGCTACTTGGTTATTTATGGCTTTAACTTCATCAACAGTTGTAGCGTTAGCATAGCCAGTGCTTATTTGTTCATTAAATTGATCTTGAAACTCACCACGCATTACACCACGTTCTTTATTAAAAGATTGGCTTAGAGCATCTGCATCAATACGTTTACCGTATCCTTGTAAACCTGTAGCAGAAATATCACCTTGCATAGCATTTAATTCAGATAAAGTGCCAGCACCTTCTAACCGACGACGTAAAGCTGCAGTGTTTACATCGCTATCTTCTTGAAGTCGAGTCTCTACTCCCTTATCGTAAGCTGTAAGACCACCTTGGATTGTCTGCATTGATTGTTTCCACAGATCTCCTGCAGTACTCATTGCGTTAACTGCAGTAGCTCCACTTGGGGTGCTTAATTGTGTCCACTTACCGTATGCCATAAGAGTCTTCCTTTAATGCTTAACGATTACGTTCTTGTACGCCATGTTCACTAACATAATTATTAGCAGTAGTTTTTGCTTGTTCTGCAGTTTGACCAGATTCAACAGCTCTAAATTGCTCTCTATCAAACACTTGATTATTTTGTAATGCTCTTTGAGCAGCAAATTGGTCAGCATATGATTTTTGCCTAAAATCTAAATCTGCAGCACCTAGTTTTCTAGCTTCGTTACCTAAATACATAGAGCCTAAAGCTGATACGCCAGCAATACCTGTTGCTGCTTTACCACCTACACCACCCCAGCCCCAAGGAGTAGTTTGACCCAAAGTACTATTGCCGCCGTTAAGTAGGTTACCAGCAGCATTTTTAGAGCCGTAGCCGCCATAACCAGGATGTCCACCACCCATTGAAGGTTGGTAATTTTGCATTTGAGCTTGGGCTGGCGAATACATCATGCTAAGCTGGTTTTGTGGCTGCTGCCCGGTACTAAACTGTGGAGCCATGTTATCTAAAAAACCCATTTGTTGTCTAAAGGGGCTGTTGTAACCGTTGTTACTGTTGTTAATAGCCATTAAGGTACTCCTAAATACATTATTAATAGTAGTTTACATTGTTATTACTAGTTAAGCTAATGGGCTTAACTGAGGTAGCGTTAATTTAGTATCAAAATAATCTCTTATTTGATCATATACTAATACACCTGGATTAGTATTTAAAGTTCGTGCATAAAAAGTGCTGGGCTCTTCGTAAGTGTTTATGTTTGAAAGATTAGCAGAAAGCATGAGATCACTATAATCTGGCTCTTCTAACAATTCTCTTTGTTCTTCTAACTCTTTCCATTGTTCTGCAGAAGTCTTTAAAAAATCCTGTAATTCATCTGATAACTCTTCCATTTGTTGAGCTTGATAAGCAGTTCCTACTGCGCTTACAGCATTTATTAAATTTACCGGGTTTGATAAACTAAATGTATCAGGATTAAATCCACCTTCAGGATTAGCTGTTACTACTATTATAGCTAATTGTACCGCAGCTCTTAGCCACGGATCATCAATTGCAACCATTACTTGTTCTAATGCAAAACTAATAACTACAGCCTTTATAAATGCTGCATAAAAAGCAGTTGCAGTAAATCCACCATCAACAGCTGTAAAATATAATGTTATTAATACAAAAATTGCTAAGATTACAAGTCTTTTAATCTTTCCCCACAGTTCTTGGTACCATTTTAAATAAAATTCGTACAAGCTGTGACTAACTACTACAAAACTTTCTGAAAATATTTGCTCTTTATAATGAAGTAAAGGTAAATTTGCTAATACTCCGTGTATAAGGGGTATACAAAAATTATCGTAGTCTAATGAAGCAGGGTCAGTTGATACTGCTATAGCTACAGATTGTCTTCTACCTGAAGGGTAATCTACCGTTGTACTTGCGCTAATTCCTGTTATAACCAATCTACGGTATGTATTTTCCCCGTATGCACTAGGCGCTGTTAAAGTTATTGTTCCACCAGCTGCAACTGTACTTCCGTAAGACGTGCTATACCCTGATACAACTGTATTAGCTATTCCATTAAAATTTAACTGAAAGTTGTAATCACTTTCTGAAATATTTACAGAATAATTAGTAGCAGTCCAGTTAACAGCACCGGTACCTGGATCCAAATGATTTAAATATATAGCATCAAAAAACTCAAATAAATACGCTTTACCTGCTTGAGTACTTGTATTAATGTTAACTGCATTTAATAAAAATATATCAGTTATAGCGTTGTCTTCATCACCAACATCTGTTGGTACACCTTCCTTCATAGCTTCAAATACTTTTTTAAAAGGAAAAGCTATAGTGTCTAGTAATCTTGATGCGTCGTCATACTCTTCTTTACGTGATGCTGCGTCTATATACACGCCGTCTAACATTAAAGGATAAATTGGATATGCTACAAAATCATTAGCATTTGCGTACGTGCTAAAAATGTCATGAAAAAGATTTGCATCTTTAACAGCCGGGTGATACAACTTTATTTTAGGCAATCCCAGGTGTAAGTAAGTATATATTAATACTTTTGTATTATATCCAGCAGGTCTAATACCTACTTTATTAGTAGTACTAATAACTGTGTTGCTACTGTTTCTAACAGTTTCTACGTATGAAAAAGTAGTGTCATTTATTATTGCAGCAGCAGTGTACGCTTTAGTAAGCGTTGCACCGTATTCTGTGTAAGTAAAAGAGTGTACTGAGGTATCGTAAGTGCCAATAGGACTTTGTAACGAATCAAGAAGCTGTATAGCTGTAGGAGTGTTGTACTCAGTGTTAGTTATTGCAGGGACGCCTTCAGGAAAAGCTAAACTTATAAAATAACTTTCATCTCTTAATGGACTAGACTGAGTAACTGTAGGAAGTTTGTGCACATAAGATTGCTTAGCTGCCTTTAAATATGATCTAGCAGAAGTATACTTATTATTAATTACTGCACGTCTAACAGCTTCACAAGGAGTTAATCCTCTCATTGAAGCCGTCATTACTGCCCCACGTATAGTAGGGATTGTTTCTACTATTTCCCCAAATATAGGGGAAGTATATGCAAACGCATCTCGATGCCACCCCATTTAATACTCCACTAAGGTGTTAGGCTTGAGTATTCTAAGCCAGAGCTTTTAACAGCATTTTTTAATACGTTACCAATTGATGCATTATCAATAGGAAGAGTGTAAGTAGTACTAGTTGGATCAGATCCTTTAGCAATCTGCCAGATTTCGCTGACTAACTTAGCTGCTTTTTGTTCTGCATCTCGTGCAAATCCATCTTTTTGAGCAGTATATAGTTCTTGCTGTCTAGTTACTAATATTGTTTGCTCAGCTTCAGTTAATGCTTTCTTTTCAAGCATAGTTTTTTCAGCAGTTAATTTAAGAGCTTGCTGAGCTTTTATTACTAAATCTTGAGTAGAGTTTAAGTCTGTTCTAATAGTATGCGCTTCTTGTTCTAGTTTCTGTGCATCAGATAGTGCTACTGCACTTGTAATCTGTTCACGTTGTTTAGTAGATGTGTCTAAACCATCTTGTAACTGAGTATTAGCCCTGGTAGTACCGTCAACAGCTTCAGCCATTTGTACATGTAACAAGTCAATTTGACTGTCCATTTGCACTCGTTGTTTAAGACTAGTAGTTAAAGTATCTGTTAGTTGGGTATTAGCACGAGCAGTGCCATCTAACTGTTCTTGTATTTGGGTATCTAATAAAACCACACGTGAGTTTATCTCTTCACGCTGTTTTGCATTAGTAATTAAAGTGTCATTTAATTGAGTAAGAGCAAGCTCTGCTTGCTGCTCACCTAATACAAAAGATACTGATTGTTGCATTGCAGATTGCACAGCACCAAGATAAACAGTTGCATACTCAGCACCTTTTATACGACCTTTAGTATATTGATCGTCTAAGTGTGCAGTTACTGCTGCCATTAACTTATCAAATACACCTGTACCTGATAGGCTTCCTGCAGTAATTTCTGTTATATCAATAGTGGGCATAATATTACCTTAAAATTTAATAGTAGATGTATACGTAGCATCTACAGCAACTGCATTTACATTGATGACATGGGCTACATTAGTAGAAGTTAAAACTTCGTATCGCCATATGCCTTTTTTGTTTAAAACATCTGAGAAAGATATTTCACCTGCTGCTAATAAAGTAGGAACAGCATCAGTCGTTAAAGAGATGCTGCCAAATATACCATCAGGATCTACTGATCTTACGCTTATAGCATCTGCTGCTACCTCAGCTGTTTTTAGTTGAGGACGTGTAATTGTAAAAGAAACAGTAGAATCCACGGTATACATATATTTTTCCTATTATTCGTCGTTAACTAATGCTTGCTGACGAGTTAAATTACGTAGTTCTTCTGGTGTTAAAGGAGATAAAATTTCAATACTAAACTCTGGTACTAATTTACTTTTACGAGTTTTAGCACCACTAGGACTAGTAGATGTGTGAAATACAGAACATTTACGCTCTTTAATCATGTTATAAATAATGTTTGGTACATGCCAACCATCTGGTGCATCAAACGGTACAAACTTTTTAAATGTACCCAATTTAGCTGAACCTACAGAAAAGATTTCTCCTTCCCAGTTCTTCTTGTTTGGATTCATACATGTAATTCGGATACGTATAAGAGCAGCTGCTTCTTTACGTTTTTCAACAATTAACTGTGACATACTTAATTTAGTAGATCTTACTGGCTCTACTACTTCTTCAACTGGGGATAATTTTGCATCCACTAGCTTACGTAACTTAGCTACTCCAGTGTTATGTCGATACTCAATGCCTAACTGATCTGCTCTTGCACGAAGAGACTCAATTTCAGTTGGAATTTCATTTTCGTCTTGTTCAATTTCTAGGTGTTGACTTGTTTCGTTCATTTTACATCTACCTTTTAGAAGAGGGTGATACCTCTGTATATGAAAAAACCTCCCCGTTAAGGGAGGTTATATTATACCGCTACTTTATACTTCAGCAACAGTCTTAAGTAATGCTAAGCGCTCTGCTCGCAAAATCATAGTACCGTAGTACCACTTGATGCTGTAGAAGCCAGTCTCGCCGTATGGGTCAGAAGAACTGTGGTTCTCACTGGGACGTACGTGCTTGATCTTAAACTTAACAGTCTTACCATCAGTTTGGAAACCGACAGTAGTAAACGCGCCATCACCAACAACTAACATTGGAAACACGTCGTACTGAGCACTAGTTGAATGATAACCGGCATCATCAGCAGTTACTGCAGCGCCAACACCAGCAAACTTCATCATCTCAGGAACTTCAACGATGCGGAAAGCATCTACTGCACCAATTTCACCACGAATTACAGTGCCAGCCTGTGCGTACTGTGCAACAGGAATAAAAGCCTTGTTATTGTGGTAATCAGTCATTTTCATGAGTGCAGGAACTAACTCAGATCCAACGTACATAACACGAGCAGCGTTAACTACTTTAGTGTCTACCATGCGCGAACCAGAGATAACTTTGGTTTGCTTAGGCGTACGGTTGTTGTTTAGCTCAATGCTTAACTTAACTAGATCATCATAATCTACTTTAGTAATACCAGCAGTTTCGCCAGACAATGTTGCATTACTAGTTGCAACACCTGCGTAACGAACTACACCAGCACCGTTTAACAAATCAATCTGAAGTTGGTCTTCAGTGATTTCGTTAGCAGCTTTAACAGACTCAGTAGTAAGATGCTGCATTAGCTCTGAATCAGAATCAAAGTCCATAGACTCCTGAGAGTACTCATCGAAGAAACCAAACTTCTCAATAGTACCTTCTAATTCTAAACGCTTCATACCAACGCGGTTAACACGGCCACCAGCTTCAGTTAAAGCAGGGATTTTAGCAGTGATAGTACCAACGTCTTTAGAAGAGCCATACAAGTTACCGTTTGCATAAGAAGCACCGGCACCATCAAGACCTTGTCCAGTGACGTTACGATCGTCTAGGATAGGCATGTAATGGAAACGTTTAATGGTTTTACCCATGTTCTTAGGCATTGCAGTAACGTCAGCTAACTGGCCAAAGTATTGCTCTTTTGCGGCTTCTACGAGAGCCTTTTTCGCGTAGAAATCCGTCCTAATCTGACTACCAACGTCAGAGGCTGTCCCACCTTTGGGATCGTTATATGTCAAACTCATAATCATACACCTTCTATTAAATAGTGATTAAACAAACTTACTAGCAGACATCTTCTCAAATTCTTCATCACTCATACTGAGCACGTCAAATTGAGGAGCTGTTTTACTAGTCTTACTTTTCGTAGAACCTGCAGCTTTTCGCTTATTAGCCAGCTTTGGGTCTACGGGATTGTTTGTCTTATTAACACTATTTGATTTAGATGTACTAACTGGTTGGGTTGGGGTGGCCTGTACAGGGTCACCAAAACCTCCATTAGAATTGATCGCATCGCCTACTTGTTTATAAGCCTCAATATCAGAAAGACCACTTAGTCTCCCTAAAATTCGCTCCCGTTCTACTACTTCACTTACTTTTTTGTATATCCCAGATCCAACATGCTCGTTGATGACCTTAATTATATTAGGGTCTTTGGCGATCATATCTTTGGACGCTTCGTCCCACTTATTACCAATGATATCAATAGTAGTGTTAAAAGAACTTGTGTCTCGAATGTCATCGAGTATTCCGTCTAGTGCTACTTCGTTATCAGAGACATTGTAAGCATTGGGTTTATACGCAATATTTTCAGTGTCAATATCTAATGGATCAAGTCCACTATCCTTCACTAACTTCTTGACTGCTTCAGGATCTTTTTTACTGAGATCAATCAAGTAGCTAAGTTTCTCTTCGTCTAGCAAGCCATGGTTGTCTAACATTTTAACCATTTTAAGATTAGGCTTTAAAGCAGCCATCTTCTTGTTATAGTTAGCACCCATTTGCATCAATGACCTGGCATCTTCTACCGTGTCTACTTTGATGTCCTTACCATTAGCCTTAAATGGGCTAAGTAACTCTTCATACTGAACTTTATAGTCTATTTCCCCTTTAGAGTCAATATCAGCTTCTGTACTGTCTCTAGAACCATCGTCTGAAGGGTTTTCAGTATCGTTAGTATCATCTGTAACAACTTCTTCAGATTCAGCTTCAGGGACTGTACCAGCCCCTTCAGCTGCTTCATCTGTACTGTCATCATCAGATGCATGTTCTTCATCATTGTCTTCATTTTCTTCTTCCTCAGTTTCTTCAGTTTCTTCTAAGGTATTTTCTTCTACCTCATCTTCGACTTCGTCTTCTGGAGGTGAAGTAGCAATTTCTTCTTCTGATTCTAACCGAGCCATTTCTGCTGCAATAGCATCATTAACCTCGTCATCAGGTAAATCTAAAGGATTAACAGCGGCTGATTCTGACATGTTACAGCTCCTCTGCTAAAAGTTCTTGACGAGTCTCTTCGTCCTCTTTAATTCCCTGCTCTGCCATTCGACCTATTTGCATAACAGTATTTAAATACTGTCTAAAATGACCAACAGCAGTAATTCCATCATCAATAGTTTTTTGTAAACTATCACTTTGCATAGCAGGATCAGCACGTAAAATAACTAAACGACTTGCTTCATCTACAAAATAACCAGTATCTATTAACCCTTGAAAATCTTTATTACTTATAAGACGTAATAAACTTTCCATTTTAACTACATCTTTACGTGCAGAGTCAATACTAACTTCAATTTGCTCAATTTCATTCATTTCAATTTACCTTTGTGTCCCCCAGCTTTACCTGTAGGTTATCTTGGTTAAGTTTAAATACGAGGTTATTGTGCCTCGGCACCTTTTAACATTCCGTCTGCAGCTTTTAAATCTAACTGCGCACGTCTGTCAAAATCTTTCTTCTGTAACTCTTTATCTACATCAGCTCCAGATTCACGTTCTAAAAACGCTAAATCTTCAGTATCTGATTTACTCTCTAAGTTACGAGTTTTAGCCATCTTAAGTTGGACGTCTACTTGATTCTCTTGGGCTTTAGCATTTTCGTTAGCAACTTGTGCTCTTAACAGCTCAACTTCTAATGTAGCTCTTTCTTCTTCAAGTGGATTAGGTTGTGGCTGATATTCTTTAATTCGTTTAGCTAATGCTGGCATCTTACGAAGCATAGCAATTTCTTCCAATAACATCTGACCCATAGATGGATCCATAGAGTTACCCATAGTCTGTAGCATAAATGCTAACTCTTGAGCTTTCTCGTTATCTGTTTCAGCAGTGCTAATAGTTAATCTAAGATCAAAGTTACCTGCTAAATCATCTCTACGTACTTGAACAAACTCGTCGTTTGTAATGCGTATAGTTTCTTCTTCCGATAAAAATTCTGCATTCATTGCTAAAATCTTACGGCCAGCTTCACTAATACAAGTAGCTAATCGACGTAAGATACCTAGCTCACGCTTACTTGTAGCGTCTAGTGTTCCACGAATGCCGGTAGCTGTATTACCAAGTGCTTGACCACTTAAGCCAGAAGAGAACGCTTTAACACCTGTTAGTGATTCTGCTTCTTGATTTTGTAGCCCTATCATTGTTTCAGCTGATTTAGGAATTTCCGGGTAAGCACCCATATGAAATGCCTGACGTGGGTCTACCTGGGCGTTAAATTCATAGTCTAAACCTCGCTCATACTTACGACGGTTAGTTACATCAAGAGCATCTTTACGTATTCCTAGTTGTCCGTTAGCTGAGCGGCCCATGATATCAATCATGCCACGAGTTACAGCACCTACAATTTTTTGATTATCTTCTAGTAATGCACCATCTGGTTCACCATAGCTAGAGTTACGCTTAGGTAACATCTGAGCCATAACAAACGGAATCTTTTGATCTGGGAATGGATTCGATTCCATTCTAATTATTGTGTCACCTACATAAGTAGCAACAATAGGCTCTACTATGCCTGTTTTATTAATATCCCAATAACCCCAATACTCATACGCAACAAACTTCTGACGAGGTTTATCTTTAAAATTAAATACAGCTTCTTCCATAGTAGAGTGATGATCTGGCTCAGATAATAGTGAGTTACCAGAAACATTAATTTTATCTAGATTAGTATATCTACCATCTTTCTTAAGATCAGAAAGATCTGTTTCAAAGCTGTAAATTAAAAATTGTGCTTTTTCTAGATCACCTTTACAGGTAGGATCCACTAACACGTTATCTATATTACACACTTCAAGCGTAGGGCAGTTTTTAATGATTTGAGTTTCCTCAACCATTTCTGTTCCTACTTGTATTTGTTCTACCGGGGGCATTCCCTGGGCAGCCATTTGAGCTGCCATCATTGGATCCTGTATTTGGATCTCTTCCATAATAGGTTGTTCTACTTCTACAATCTTGTCTTCGTAGTCCCAACCAACTCTGACAATAACTGTACCTTCGTCAACAGCAGCTCTTATAAATTCATCAATAAAACGATTCTTTTTAATTTTAGTATTAAACTGGTTGTTTAAAACTAATTGATTTTGTATAGCACTTGCTTTGTCTTCAAAAGTAATGGGCTCTACATTAAATACATCATCTGTAGATAAGAATGGTTCGCTAAGCGCAGCATAGCGCCATTCAGCTTGTTTGCGAATTAACTTAGGCGCTACGGCGCTACGCCCCGTGCGCTTTGCAATCTTAGCACTGCCTTCTATATTAAGGTTATCTGTCCATGTCCTAACTTTGGCTAACTGTAATTGATGAGCAGGCAAAGCTTCAGTGTAGTCAGCTTTAAGATCAGCTACTTTAGGAGCATTTTCCCAATCAGCTAATTCAACAGTACTTTCACTGTATAGATTTTTATCAGATGTTTCATCTGAATATATCACTTGGTCATCAAACTTTTCGGACATGTCGTCTATACCTTAAATAATTGCTGTATCGTACCACATACTAGATACATAATATAATCTTGAGCCTATTTCAACTTAATGCCGCTAAGCTTTCCTGAGACTAATTTAGTAAGTAATCCACGCATACCAAACTTAACAACATATACACCTATAACCAAATACTGATACCAGTCTGGCATAGAAGCAAATGATTCAAATGCTGCTGTAACTTCTTCTTGATAACCTACAAATGAAGCTGCTATAGGGATTAACAATAGCCCAATCATAATTTCGTCTAATAGTGATTTATCCATTTGCTTCATGGCTACAAGATCTAAATTAAAATCTTGAGTTTGTCCATTGTCTGCCAGCTTATGAGCAGCTTTAGCATTAGCAACTTTTACATCTGCTTCTGCTTCAATACCTATAATAGCTGCAGCAGACTTAGCCTTAGCAACATTATTCTTACCTTCAAGATATGTTTTACCAAGACTTGCAATAGGATTTAAAAAACTTAAGAAACTCATAACTAGTCCTTAATTTCAAAATGAGGCATATCTTGCCACGAATTCCACAAACCACCCCATTTAAGCTCGTAACCTAATTGAGCAGATGCTTGTAACATAGCTGTAGCAATATGAGTAAGATGCAAATGATCCCAACTAGCTTTGCCATCTACGTACGCATATACATCTACTGCTTTACCTGTTTGATGGTACGACTTATTAGTCCTTCCATCGCACTTAGATTTGCCGGCAGTAAATAACGCTGCTTGATCTTCAGTAGTTCGCAATCCTCCAGAAGAAGGAATACCAAAATCAATGTTAGATAACTTAATAGCAACTTCTACAATATCCATAAGCCTGCTATCAATGCCGGCCATATTTATTACACTGTTCTTACCTAATTGAAACATATTTATCCCCTCATCATAAATACTGCAATGCTTGTAGCAGCTGAAACTAAAGCTGCTATTAATATTCTAACAAACCATTCATTAGCCCCAGTAGACTTATCTACTACAGCTAGCTTTACAGCATGCTTATCCAAAGTATCACTATGTTTATTTAAGCGATTATCTTGTGTGTTGTTATGGTTAAGTATTCCATCAATTTTAGTATCAATTTCAACTAGTTTGACCATAGCGTCTGCTAGTTTATCAATTTTGGCTTCTAACCTGTCGAATCTAGCATCAACTTCCATGCGAATCACCTGTGGTATTTTGACTAATTCTATCACTGTTAAGCTCCGTAATACCGACTTTGTGCCGTATATATTCACCGTGTTCACCGTGAAGAACTACGCACGTCATAGATCTATCAGATCCATATCCAGAATCAGCATGCCAATTATCTACTGGACTCAATACATTCCAGCTTTCAACCACCATACCACCAATCTCTTTAGCCGTCTTGTGGTGGATATGACCCATCCAACAAAAACGATGTTCAGTTTCACCCCATTGCTTAGACATAGTGCGAGTAACGTGCTCATATACTTTTTGAGGTGTCATTCTATCACCATGATGTGTAACTATTAAATTTGATCCAAACTTATACGATACAAACTTAGACACATTATCCAGCACCTCTACACGAGGATCGTTCTCATACAAAACTTTCATCATAATATTAAGAGACAATGCAGCATCTCTATCATGATTACCACGAGCATTTAAAATTATTACTTTTTCATGCTTCTTTAGCATCATAGTAACAACTAATCTTATTAGAGCTCCTGCTGATTCATATGCTCTACTAAAATGCCCATCAACATCTAATATGTGACCACTTTGTGTGGTGTTAGTAGCATCATTTGCGTGTAAAAAATCACCCAAATTTACTAGTAATCCAGTCTGGGAATCTACTCCCCTGGTTATCAGCTTATCAAAAGCCTCTACTAACAAAGACTCTGCTTTGTCTATGTTGTAATCTTCTCCGCCTGTAATTGCGGCATGTGCCAACATCCCTAGATGATGGTCTCCTATAACATAACACGACATTAAGTCAGTATTAGTATTAATAGGTTTAGTAATAACAGTATGTTTACCTGTTAAATCTTCTGCTAAACCTTGAGCAAATGCTTTTATAGCTTCAAGCTCTGCTCCTTTCTTTAAGTCTGTTTTGACCCATTGACGTGATAAGTTTCCTTTATCATCGTAATAACTACTAACACCTTTAACAATATGTGTATCAGGTGCTGTGTGCGTCATGTCGTGTTCAGGCGAATAACCTTGCTTAGCGGCTTTTGCTTGCACTCTGCGTATACATGAATACACAGTGCCTTCTGATAATTTTAACTTTTTTGCTGCTTGTGCCTTAGTCTTGGTTAATATAAGTGCTTCTAGTATTTCTAACTGTCTGGGCGATGCCCATTCCTTCAGTGAACTATAATCCATATTTTTCAACTTATAATTAATGTATATATATTATACACATATGTTTACCCTAATTAATAGTTACCTTAATTAAGGGTAATTATAAAATTCCTTTTATATAAATTAGAACACCGACAAATGCAGCTAAAAAAATTATAACTAATATTGTTATTGCTAAACCTGTTTCTACATTGCTCTTTATCTTTTTGTTTCTTACTCTTTGTTTTGCTGCTTCAGCTTTTTGTTTTTCAAAAAACTCATCTCTAAATTGTTGATACTTATAGTAACCAAGAAGTCCCTGTTTATTTAACATCCATTCTAATTCTTTCTCTTGCCTTTCTATTGCTTGCTTTGCCTGATAAGCAGCTAGTACGTCACCTGTACCTAGCTTTGCTTTTTGTTCAATAGCTTGGCTTGCACCAAAGTATTTAGTTAAAGCTGAACCAGCATCTGCTATTTCTTTACCGTTAGATAAAGTTTGCTTAATAACTTGAAATGCAGCATTGGCTATAGCTAATTCAGCTAACATATCCATAATCTCCGTGTATACTCTTGTGGAACCCCGTAAGGCTCCCTAGAAGGTTGCACTACAAGATACTCTGCATTTGCTATATGAGTCTGTGGCTCAACAATAAGCCTCTGACCTACAGGTGCCACATCAGGTGACACATGTACTGGGTACAATTCTAAAGGACTAGACCACATTAAATACTTTGTTTATTTTGTACACAAAATACAACTGTGGTCTGTATATCTGTATCCTTTTTTAAAGAATAGCCGAGTAAAGGGCTAACAACAAATTTGTAATCTAACTTTTTACCTATTTCTGCTAGCTCTAATCTACATGCTCTAAGAGTTGGATAACTATAAATTATTACAGGCATTGCAGGCTCTTTAGCGTCTATTAATATAGTAGCAATAATAATAGACCACATGCATTAATACCCTGGTCTTGCTTTCTTTTTTTTATGCTTTGCGCCTGCCATTACACTGCCATCAGGCATTACATGTGTTTTTTTAGGAACAGATTTTTTCTTTGGTGCTGCCATAATATTCTCCGTTACTCAGGATCTACTTCTGTTTCTGGCTCAACCCAATCTGGGTTAGCAGCCCATGTTGTGCCATCAAAGGTGTGCTTGCATCCAACCCAACCAGAGGGAGATGTTACGCCTTCAACTAGCGTACAGTTACTTGTATTCATATCCCCGATAATAAAATTAGGAGTTGTAATAGAGTCTGCACCCATAGTAATAGCCACTGAATTAGCAAACATATACTTGCTGATGTTTGTGCCGTTCTCGACAATCGTCTTCATGTTAAATACCCTTTAATAAAATTGATGTTGCTGATAATGCTTTGCCTACTTCGACAGATGGAGTATCTGCTGAAGTACCTAAAGTTGCGTCAGTTTGAACGTAATATGTGGCAGCTGGAGTTAATCCAGAAAGGTTAGTTGCAGTGCCCCCTTGTAAATTTAGAGTTGCTGTCTCTGTGTCTGCGTAGGCTTGATTTGGAATACCAATAAAGTTATCTGTTGTTAAATTAGTTGTAGATCCTTGGTATACGCCTCCTAATTGTCCAACTGCAAATTTAGTTCCCCAAGTAGAGAGATTGACGCCATATCCACTACCAAATATAAATTTGCCGCTGCCATTAGGAATAAAAGAAATAGCAGTAAAAGCTCCCCTTTGACCACCTGAAACATCATAAGGGCCAGCAGCGGTTACTATATCTCCTGAAG